ATGCCAGCAGCACACAAAGGGGCCATAAGTTTCGGACTGGTCCATATCCCGGTTGCCCTGCATACAGCAACCCAAGATAATGACATCCACTTCAATCAGCTATGCAAAGAGGATGGATCGAGGGTCAAGTATAAAAAGGTCTGTGCCAACTGTGGCAAGGAGGTCGGAACCCAAGATATTGTCAAAGGCTTTGAGTTTGCGCCTGGACAGTATGTGACCATGACCGACGCAGACTTTGAAAAGGCGAAAACAGAAAAGGATAAGACAATACAAATCCTGCATTTTACTGACATACAAAATATCCGGCCTATTTATTTTGACAAAACGTACCATGCCGTTGTCGAGGCCGGAGGCGATAAAGCTTACGAACTTCTTCGAAAATCCATGCTTGATGAAGGTAAAGTTGCAATCGCCAAAACAGTCATGGGGCAATCGGAAAAGTTACTCTGCTTAATCCCTACACCCAAGGGACTCCTTGTTGAGACTTTATTTTTCTATGATGAGGTCAAAGAAATTCCGAAAGAACCCGCTCATCCAGAATTGCAGCCCCAGGAAATTGATATGGCAAAAATGCTTATCAACTCTATGGACAAGGAGTTTGAGCCAGAGTTGTACCACGATGAATACCAAGTGCGGTTGAGACAAATTATAGAAGCAAAAATTAACGGCCAGGAAATTGTCAATGCACCGGCAGAGCATCAGGATAATGTGATCGATATCATGGAGGCTCTACAGCGTAGCCTTGCACAGGTATCCGGTAATAAGCCACCGACTAAGCGTAAACCACGTAAAAAGGCTGCTACAGCATGATGGACCTTTTTGACAGTAAAAACATCAAGCCCATGCTTATCGGCAAAGAAATGGCCCCATTTGATGACGCAAACTTCATTTACGAATTGAAATGGGATGGAGAGCGCTGTGTAGCATATTTGGAGCCTGGAAAACCACCAGAACTACGCAACAAGCGTAATGTCCGTATGCTATCCAAAGTACCGGAGCTGTCCGAAATCGGTAATCAGGTCAAAAAACGTTGCATTTTGGATGGTGAGCTTTTTATTTTAAAGGATGGGCGTCCTGATTTCTCCCTTATCCAACGCCGCAGCCTTATGTCGGACCGATTCAAAATCGAGTTGGATTCTAAACATAATCCAGCTACATTTTCAGCTTTTGATATCCTGTACTATGACTGCCAGGAAACCATGCTCTTACCATTGATGGAGCGCAAAGCCTTACTTGACAAATCTATTACGGATGGCCCCCGTATGGCTATCTCGCGCTATGTGGATGGACAGGGTACGCCACTATTTGATTTTGCTGTGGAAAGAGAACTGGAAGGGATAGTTGCAAAGGTTAAGGACAGTATCTATATTCAGGATAAGCGAACAACCGACTGGATAAAAATTAAGGTTATGATGGAGGAGGATTATGTGGTTTGTGGTTATATCCTAAAAAGCAACCATATGACCAGCATTGTCCTTGGACAATATCGTGGCAATACTCTAATCTATAAAGGCCATGTTACCATGGGTGTCAGTGGGCAGGCATTTGATATCATTTCCAGACATTCTACTGTTTCCGCCGCCCCATTTATCGCATATCCGGCAGGCCACGGCAATGAACGGGCTGTCTGGCTCTCTCCAGACCTTGTGTGTATCATTAAATTTATGCACCACACCAAGTCCGGCGGAATGCGGCAACCGGTGTTCAAAGGATTGCGTTTTGACAAAATTGCAAAAGAATGCGTCGAAAAAAGCCCCTAAAGAAAGGGGCTTACATACTTACTCGTCCACATACTCGATCAGTTCTCCGACATTACAGCAAAAATATTTGCACAATTTGCAGATCAGATTTGCGTCGATTCTCTGAAATTCATCTCGGCAATATCGGTTAAAATTCGCCCTTGGGATATTTAGGGCTTTACACACCTTATTTTTACTCATCCCGCGCTGTTCCATTAGTTCATTTATTCTCATATGTAAATATGCCATGGCTTAATTACCTCATCTCATCAGTTTCAAAAAAGATTATTCAATAAGTTCTAAAATTCTTTCTTTTAACTCGGGATGATTTTCCGCATACTCTTGGAGAAATGCAATTTCGTCATATGACTCATCAACTGAGACAACTTCTTCATAATATCCATCTAAAGCCTTAAGCCCGGCATCGTCATATTGCTGCTTCGTTTCTGGATTTATAATCTTTTCTCTGGCAATTACTTTGATATTTTTCACGCATTTCCTCCACACTGATATTGTATAGATACATTTTTCATATTGAGATTATGCTATCAACATCTGTCCTTTGTGAGTTCATTGTCGATATTTCTAATTTTTTCTCTAAGATTATTCTTTTTCTTAAGCAAAGACTCTTTTAATGGCAATAACTGATCATTAATTGCTTTACATTCGTCCTGTTTGGCTTTAATGATAGTATCAATTTGCTTTCTGTCTTTTATCTTCAAATAAGACATTTTACTTTTTTGCTTAGCGAGATCCGCTATTTCTTGATTAATTTTTTCAATTTGCTCATTATTTGAATAGTTATTAATTTCAGTTTCAAGTACAGAAATTTCGTTTTTAATACTGGCCCGCTCTAGTTCCAGAGCCTGTCTTTCTTCTTGATGTATCTTCCAATATTCATCAATTCGTTTTTGGGATAATTTATGTTCCTTTTCACGTTGTATTCCTTTGATATTTTCTATTTCATTCCGCAATATGCAGGGATCAGCAATATGAGATAATTTGTAATAGTCATAAGCTTTTGTCAAAAATAAAGTGATTGCTTCAAAAAAAGTGTCATTCGAACCATCATAATCTTCAACAATTTTATCGATTATTTCGCAAATCTCAGCAGATCGTGAATAACAATATTCTTGCATTTTTCTATTGGTTTCTACAGCTAAGCCAACATTAGAAAACCCAACAGAAAAACCCGCACTTGCCATATTCTGCTCGTAGTTATTGAATAAAATAGATATCCCGGATAATACTTTTCCGTACTCTTCAATACACTTTGTGCAAAAAGTAAAAAATTCAGAAGTATCCCCATACTTTTTATGTCTTATATCTATCGCACGTTTTAAAGCCTTTTCTGTTTCAACTATTCTACAATTTTTCACAGAACTCTGCCACCCTGCAGAAACCCCCCGCATTAAGACAGCTTCTTCATTATCAGCATCAATATTTAATACCTCCGTATACAAATCATATGCCTTTTCAAAATTTTGACTGTCAAATGTTTCGTGGGCATTTTTCAGTATATTGATTGCTTCTTGTGACCTATTAATTTCAACGGTCCCAGATACCATCAGTTTTCTCGCTTCTTCGAGTGTATATTTACATCCACAAAACTGGCATACAAATACACCATCTTCTTTAGTGAAATCTTTACTCCCACATAATTCACATACAATCTTTTGCATTACAGTGGTCCCCCTTATTGGATTTATTATGTCCGTAAAGAGTTTAATCCTTCAGGTTCATAGTACATCACACCAAGTTTTCCCCAAAACGATCATCTCCTTTTTGTTCTAGTATAGCAGATTTCGATTAGTATTGCACCTACTAATTGGCATAGAGCCGCTTACTATTGATCAACTCAAAACCATGCTTAATCAAATAGTGATTTAGCGCCCCAACTCATTGGGTTCACAATTTCCGCAGATGGAACAATATCATCCGAAAATTTTTCGCAGTATCGCTTCTTGATCGTTCGTATTGGTGCGGGAGGCTGGAGTCGCACTGAATTTTTTATCAACCAATCCTATATTTGCGCATTCTACGCATTAGATAATACGGCGGATCAGAGAATACGCTTGGATTACGATGGCACAAAAATCACCTTGTCAGGATATAACGGCGTATCATTTAATAGCTGTGAGGCTTATGGTTTTATTCGAAAATGATTATTTGATCCATATATTGGTCCATGTGGCACCATCCCAACGATCTAATCGAATATGTTGATCATCAACGACGATCTGATCTGTCCTTGTTGAAGATATTCCAAATTTTACAACGACTTCTCCCGTTGCCGGATTATACAAAAAATCAATTCTTGATACATCAAAAAATGCGATATTGCCATTAGAAAGAAGGTGGTTCCAGTCTCGCCAAACACCTTCGATCTGCTTGGTGATATATGGTGTTTCCGTTCCTTCATACGGCGGCCAGGCGGTAATACGGCACCACTGGTTGTCCAAACGTTCAACATCTAGGTATGCGCCCAGCCATCCTGGTGGCATGTTGGTACAGTTGGTTGCATAATAACGTCCAGTGTCAAGTGTAAGAATGTCAATATTGGTTACTGGCTGTACCGCTAAATCACTATTTTCACGCTTGACTCATCGAACATATGTTTGTATAATGGTATTATAAAAGACCAAGTGTTCTGGATTGTAAATCCCCTGTATCTGACATATAATATAAATATACAAAAGTGAAAACCGAAACAGGGGGAAAAATCATTGGATTTTAATAGTGATGGCTTGATAGAACCAGGTATCCACGCATTAAAGTTTGACGAATTTTATGATGTTTTCGTGAGCCAATTTACAACTTCAGAGAGGCGTCAAGAAATTTTTGATAGTTTAGTTGATTTTTTAAAATCTTTAACAGCTGCCTATAAAATACAAGAAGTGTGGCTTGATGGCAGTTATGTTACAGAAAAAATAAATCCAAATGATATTGATCTGGTTGTCTTTTTTGAAGTAGAAGATTATATTAAAATAAAATCAGACTGGAACAGAATTAGAGCGCATGTTAATATCGACCCATATTGTGAAGTTGCATTAAATGACCATACAAAAAAGCACTTGAACGAACAAACTTATTATTATTTCGTAAATCAAAGAAATTATTGGAGAGGTCAATTTGGATTTGATAGGGTAGATAATCCAAAAGGTATTATTAAAATCACAATTCAAGATATCGAAAAGTATTTTCAAGGAGGTGAGTCGCATGTCGTTGGAGGCAATTAATTCTATTAATCGGAAAATAAATGATACAAAAAAGCAGTTAGAATTGCTTGAAACTACAGGCGACTTTGATTCAATAATATATAAATTTTCTAAGGATGAAATGACCAGAAGATTGGAACATCTTAACAAAGTTAGGGAAAATATCCTTAGTGCTCAGGCAAAAGAGACCGTATCAATTCGAATGTATGGAGAAAGTGTAGAATGCGGGAAAATCTCAAATCGAATATTGATATCAGTTCTAAATGGTTTTCAATCAATGTTAGATAGTATCGCTACAGTGGTAGAAGGCTCTACTAAAAATAAAGGAAAATTTAAAGAGGCAGCAAAACAAATTGCTGATTTTAATGTGTGTGGTACATTTGCAGGTTCATTTGGTGTGATACTGGAGAAAGATTGCGGTCAATTAGAAGTGGCTGATAAATCGACTAAAACCAACCAAATTATTGAGAATCTATTTGATGTTTTAGAAAATAGTAGTGATGGAGATCATCTGATTAGTCATATTTCTCCATACGGTCAGAGAACAATAGCCCATTACAGGACTTGGTTAAAATCACTCAAAGATAATTCTGTAAATATTGAAATGAAATGGATAGATGAATCCGCAGATGTGCGTAATTTAAACATAAATTACACTAAAACAGAAGATATCATATATACGCTTGATAGTATTCAAAATATTATAAATATAGAGAAACAAATAACTGGAATATTAACCGGAATTAATATTAGGAAGAACACTTTTGAATTAAATAATTGTGATGGAATCATAAAAGGTACTAGTAAAATGGAAACTTTAATTTCAATGACTCACCGGATCGGTGAAGAAATAAAAGCAAATGTTATTGAGAGTGTTGTGACAAGTTCTGATTATGTTACAAAAACCACATGGTACTTAATCGATATATGCGAAAATGGTCAAAACCCGGAATCTTAAAGCACAACATTTTAGGAAAGGTAATAGCCCCTATATAGATGGGGGCTATTTTCGTAATTTGAATCACTATTTTTTTAAAGTGAAAAGAACCAAGGGTGACAGTATGATAAATGCGGACCTGATTATTGTAGAATGTGTGAATTTTCAAAGTGAAGTTGTCGGATTTTTTGGGCAAATGAGATAATTTTAAGAAAATGTTCCAAATTCCCACATTTCACATTCGTGTTATGGTAAAATGATATTAGTAGAAAGTATGCAAGGCACTCAGTTTATATCTGGGTGTCTTTTTTCATGGGTAAAATTATGGAGAACAAAGAAAAGACTATAGAACAGAAAAAAATGTGGAAAATCGTACACACACCACTAAAAGAGCGAAAAAGCTCCAGTGGTTTAACATTTCGGTGTAAAGAGGTGGCCGTAAATGAACAAAAACATACAAAGCTTCATTGAACTGTGCAATGGGGAGTTCGGTCGTAAGGTTGCGTACACATATGTCGATGAAATTACACGAGAAAATGTGTTGTCGGTTCTGCAAAAGGCCATATCGGTCTTGAACTGCAATCGTCCAGTAATACGATATCTTCATAGATATTATCGTGGCGATCAGCCAATTTTATATAGACAGAAAGTTGTTCGACCAGAAATTAACAACAGGACGGTGGAGAATCACGCTTTGGAGATTGTTCGGTTTAAAACAAGCCAAACCTATGGGGAGCCGATTCAGTATGTCAGCCGTAAAACGGATCAGGCGATAAACGATGCGGTAGATCGGCTGAATGACTATATGCGGGATGCTCATAAACAGGCCAGAGATATTGAACTTGGCACATGGCAGAGTTCTGTTGGAACGGCCTATAAGGCTGTTTTAAAAGCTAAAGGGAATTGTCCAGTACCATTCCGATTAAACGTGTTATCTCCGATGAATACCATTATGGTCTATTCGGGGCATGATGGCAGGGATATGCTCTCTATTCAGCAGTTAAAAGACGAACAGGATCAGCAGTATTTCCAGTGCTTTTCGGACACAGAATACTTTACCGCAAAAAATGGCCGGATTACAGATAGCGGTCTCAATGGGTTTGGTGGAATCCCTATTGCAGAATATCCCAATAATCCAGATAGATTATCCGATGTCGAGATTGTCATTACTATGTTGGATCAGATCAATAAAATGCAGTCTGACCGCATGAATGGTATCGAGCAGTTTGTCCAGGCATTTATGTTGTTTAAAAATTGTGAAATCAACAAAGACCAGTTTGTGGAAATGTGTCAGCTTGGAGCGATTCAGGTAAAGGATTCTGGTCAGGGGGTTCAATCCGATGTGAAAATTATGTCGGAAGAATTGAATCAGGAGCAGACTCAGGTTGCGAAAGACGATGTGTATCGACAAGTCCTTGTTGTCGAGGGAATGCCAGATCGTCAGCAGAATACAGGCGGTGATACTGGACAGGCAGTCTATCTTCGGAATGGTTGGGATTTTGCCGAGCAGCGGGCAAAACTGGACGAGCCCTTTACGGTTGAGGCAGAAAAGAAACATGTGGCGATTGTACTCAATGTGATTAAGCAGAAAACCAATGATGTTCCTTTAAGTGTTCGGGATTTTGATGTAAAGATCACCAGAAACACTACGGACAATATGCTGGTTAAGGCGCAGGCGTTGGATTATCTGTTGAAAAATAAGATTCATCCGCTTATTGCTCTTACTACTTGTGGTTTGTTTGGAGATCCAGAGAAAGTATGGACTATGAGCAAGCCATATATTGATACAATCATGAAAACGCAGGGACAGTTAGATGCCGAGGCTGAAAGAGAACGGGCCTTGGAACTTCTCAAAGTACAAACGAATAGTACCATTAAAACTGGAGGAGCTGAATAGGCTTTTCTTTTTTATATCAAAATTTTGGAGCCATCCGTTAAATGGCAAGATCCAGCAGGAGCGACCTGCGATATCAAAAGCGTGGATTTGAAAGGAGAAGAAATATGATTACCAGGGAACAGGCAAAGAAAAATCTGATCGAATTGGGTGTTGAGCAGCCAACAGATGAACAGATAACCAAGTATCTCAATTCATTTAGCGGCGAGGTTCAGAAGGCCGAGAAGAAAGCAGAGGCTAACAAGGCAGAACTGGAACGCCTGAAAGCTATCGAAGAGGAGCTGGAGGCTGAAAGAGAGAAGAACCTTACAGCTGAGGAAAAAGCTAAGAAGGCGGAGGAAACTGTCCAAAAGGCATTAGAAGCTGCAAGACTTAAGGAAGTTGAGTTTGCAAAGAAGGTCAGTCGCTTAAGCGTTGAAAAAATTCTGGCCGAGGCTGGCTTATCTGAGGACGATTATTCCGGGTTCATTGATGGTATTGTTTTGGAAGATGAGGAGCAGTCCAAGAAGCTGGCTACGAATCTTGCCAATACGCTGAACACAAAGCTGACCAGCCAGAAAGAGGCGCTGCAGACAGAATTTGAGAAACAACTTCTGGAGCATACGCCCAATCCCAGTGGCGGAAATGGTGGCACAGGTGGGCAGTCTAAAGCTGCTGAATTAGCGGTTAAAATGGCTAAGGCAAATGCAGCAAGCACAAGCGGCGGCGATACAATAATCAGTCATTATATAGGAGGTAATTAAAGATGATGCAGTTTGAATCTAAAACGATTGGAGCAAAGGTTGAAATCCTGAATCGTGATGGGTACGAGGGCGTACCGGTTACACTGGATTTTACGGCGGTTTCGGAAACTGAAAACGGCAGGAAGATTGTCAAAGCGGGGACGCCGATTGGCGCAACTGGTGTGGTGGACAATACGGCTACTGTGAAAGGTATTCTGTTCTGGGATGTGTATGAGGACAGGCCGATTGGAACCATATTAAAGAAAGCGTATATCAACACGGCAAAAGCGCAGGCGCATTCAGGTGTCACCATTTTGGCTGAAGCCAAAGCAGCATTGCCGATGGTAGTTTTTGAGTAAGGAAAGGAGAGTAATCATGCAGTTATCAGAAATTTTTGATTCCCAGGCGGTCGCACTGAACCGCACAGAAGTTGAGAGCAACAGGATCCCCTACCTGGGATTACAATTTTTCCCCAATAAGAAAAAAATGGGGATCGACCTAAAATGGATCAAAATTCATAAAGGGCTTGGCATTTCGCTGAAAGCGGCAAACTTTGACGCAAAGCCGACCATTCGCAGCCGTCAGGGATTCAAAATGGAAAAAACGCAGATGGCGTTCTTTCGGGAGTCCATGCTGGTAAAGGAAGAGGACATGATCGAGATTATGCGAATCCGGGAGAGTAACGATCCTTACATTAATGCGGTTTTGCAGAGTATTTATGACGATACCAATAATCTGATTGATGGTGCTGATATCGTTGCCGAGCGTATGCGTATGCAGCTTTTGGCAACGGCTTCTGGTTCTCCGAAGATCTATTTGGAGGCGGATGGAGTTGTATATGAATATGATTATGACCCGGATGGCTCCTACAAAGCAAAGCACTATATGAAACTTTCAGGTGACGCTACATGGGATAAGCCAGCAACTTCAAAACCGTTGACGGATATTCGAGCGGCAAAGAAGGCATTAACCAATATTGGTGTAACGCCCAAGTATGCGCTGATGACTTCTGCAACATTTGACTATTTGCTTGAGAGTGAGCAGATCAAGTCCGCTATCCTGGCACAAAATTCAACGGCAAATATTTTCCTGGATGATGATATGCTGGCAGAGTTTTTTGCAAAGAAAACCAAACTGATCCCGATTCTCTATGATAAAATGTTTATTAAGGAGGATGGGGTGACGCAGGAGGCATTTTATCCGAACAACAAAGTTACTCTGCTGCCGGAAGGAATCCTCGGAAATACCTGGTATGGAACTACGCCGGAGGAAAGAACGCTGATCGGAGATAACAAGGTTGACGTTACCATCCTTGACCGTGGCGTGGCAATCGCGGTTAAAACGGAATATGGCCCGCCGGTAGAGGTTTCCACATCTGTTTCCCAGATTGTGCTTCCTTCTTATGAGGGTATGGATTCCACCTTTGTTATCGAGGTGGCGTAGAGAGGGGATGTGATGGTGTGAAATTTCCATACATAGTGAACCATAATGGTACTTATTATCCTGCTGGGGCGGATGTCCCGGTAGGAGAGGCAGTCCCGGACACGGTAGAAACAGAGGGAGAGGCAGCCCCTGAAGTGGTAGAAACAGCAAGGCGCGGGAGACCAGCAAAGAGCAGGTGACGAGGTGAGATGAGTGGAAGCGGAAATTTTGAACGACGTGATTACATATCTGGGCGACGAAGTGAGCGAAGCCGATAATCCGGTTCTACTCATTTTAATTAACCGGGCAATTCGGAAAGTTTGCGCAAAGAGGTATCCATTTGGATACACAGAGCAAGAAAAGGAAGCGGCGGTTGCACGATATCGTGAGGCGATACTCTCTGCCGCTGTTTACTACTGGGCAAAACAGGGAGCTGACGGTGAGAATAGCCATTCAGAGAATGGAATCAGCCGTAGTTATCAGAACGAGGACGATATTTATTTTGATATTGTCCCCATGGTAAAAATATTGTAGAAAAAATAGAAGATTGAGCGTGGCGAAAGCCGCAGGGAGCGTTCGTCAAGTGGTGGTGGGAAGAACGCAAAAAGATGGTTCGTGTCCGGCTAAACCTCCCGGTTGGACGCTGGGTGTGCGCTAATTATGGTGGTGGGCAGGTGCATTTTTAGTTTGGGAGTATAAAGTGCTTCTAATAACTTCCTTTTTACTGTATTATATCAGTGAAAGGGGGTATCGTGGTGGAGGTAGGTAATTGGAAAAAGCGGATTGCTCAAAGAGCGGATATGGCTACGAGAATAACTCATTTGACAAGAGGTTGTGATAGTGAGTCCGCATTTGAGAATTTGTGGAAGATACTGATTGATAAAATAATATATGGAAGTGGAAATTCTGGATTTATAAATGGTAACCGCAGGGCAGTATGTTTGCAAGAATTACCATTAAATGCAATCGCAGAGAATTTGATGTATGAAGAATCTATTGGTGATAAAATCAGGTATTCACCATTCGGGGTAAGATTCCACAAGGGATTTGTATATAAGCAAGGAGGACGCCCGGTAATATATGAGGATAAGTCGATTATGAAGCAAATGTTGCCAGAAGAAGAATACTGGCGCATTGTGGATTTGAAGCTTTCAGATACCAAATCATATATTGACTGGACCCATGAACGAGAATGGAGGGTTCCGGGAGATTTAAAATTTCACTATAACCATATTGAGGTTATTGTTGAAAACAGCAAATATTATCGAAAGTTAGTTCAGCGCTGTATGGATGAGGAACGAAGGGATATTCTTGTTGGAATCCATGGAATTATTACGTTGGACAGTATATATTCGTAGGAATTTAGAGAGGATTAATTCTCTCTTTTTCTTTTGCTGGGAGGTTGAAAATGAGAGGCTTAAAGCGGAACCAGAACACATTATATTATCAGCTTTACAGTGAGAATATTCCGATCTATGAGACGGATTTGGACGGTAACATCGTCACTGACCCGGTTACCGGAGAACCGTTGCTGACCGGCGAGACAAAGGTTGGCTATACTGACCCGGTAGAGTTCCGGGCGAATGTGTCTGCCGCCCGCGGCGAAGCGCAGAGCGACCCGTTTGGGGTTGACCTCTCATATGACAAGACGATGGTTTCTTGCGACATGGGCTTGCCGATTGATGAACTATCAGTGTTGTTCGTGGATAAGAAGCCAGAATTTGACGCTGGGGGCAATCTGGCGAACACTGCCGACTATAAGGTCGTTAAGGTGGCAAAGTCATTAAATTCGACGCTGTATGCGATTAAGAAGATTACGGAGGGAACGGCAAATGATTAGTCATGAAATTCGAAGATATGAGCAATGTAAAGTGACCTTCAATAGTGATGTTTACATTGCAATATCTGAAATTGGAAAAGAAGAAAAATACCCAGCGATTCTCTTAAGTGACCGAATGATTGACGGTACAGTTGATTTGAATACAGTGCCATGCATTCTTGAATTTAAAAATGCCGAAGCAATAGATGGCCTTATAGAGTCTCTTGTCGATATTAAAAGGAAGTTGAGAGATGGCTAAACGAGTTATCAAAGGAAATCTGTCATCAAAAGGCATTCAGAGCATTATTGACCAGTTGCAGGACTATAAACAGGATTTGCACCAGAAGAGCGAATTGCTGTGCCAGAGACTGGCAGGAGCCGGATTAAGCGTGGCACAGACGGCGGTAAGCGAATCGCCTTTAGGAAAAACCATTACCCTGCGGATTGATATGGAGCCGTCAAAAGTTGGCTGCAAAGCTATGCTGATCGCTACCGGGAAGACAAAATCGAATGATTATGGTACAGTTTCGACTTTGCTCCTAGTTGAGTTCGGGGCTGGCGCATTTTACAATCCATCGGATAATCCCAAAGCTGGCGAGATGGGATATGGTGTCGGTTCTTTTCCAGGGCAAATACATGCCTTTGAAGATGGATGGTATTACTGGGGAGAGGATGAGAAGTGGCATTATACGCATGGTACAAAGGCTACAATGCCAATGTACAACGCTTCTGTGGCTATCCGAGAACAGATAGCGGCGATATGTAAGGAGGTGTTTGGATAATGCTTGATATTTCCTCACTGGTCTATTCCAGGCTGGTGAATGATGAGACAATAAAAAAACATTTAAAGGGAAGTGGGACTACAAGAAACGATTGTCCTTCAGTTTTTCCATTTTTATACCTAAAGACACTCGGCCAGCCGACTTCGGCGAGCGACCTTCAGAACAACCAGTGTGCTGTGGATGCTGCCTTTGAGATTAACGTTTATGATTCTTCATCTACTACAAAAGCTCGTCAGTTGATTTTCCATGCAGCGGAGCTTATGCGTCAGATGGGATTTACAATGAACTATGGACCGACCGAGATTGACCGGACCAGTACAACAGAAGCATATCGCTGGGTAGCGAGATTCAGAAGGACTTATTGTTCTGGCGATATATTATAGAACATAATAACCCTTGAGCCATACAGGAGACTGCGTGGTTCTTTTTTTATGCGAAATTATAAGGAGGAAACAAAAAGATGGCTAAAAAATTCGTTGATCTATCCACCGCGGGCGTTCACGTTGGATACGCGATTGAGGCAACAGCTGGGACAAAGCCAACAACGTTTATTGACCTTCCGAACCCAAAGTCAATACCTGACTTCAACCCTGAGACTGCAACCTACGATGTGACGTCTCTCAATGATACACTTTGGAAGCGGTATATTGATGGTCTGAAAGATCCTGGCGGTGCAGTTGCAATTACGTTCGGTATGACTGACGGATTCCGAGAAATGTGGGAAGCTATTTGCACTGAATATGAAAGTGCAAAGGCCAGTGGGAAACGTATGTGGATGGAATTTTTTCATCCAGGTTTAACTAAAGCATTTTTCTTCACCTGTGCCCCATCAAGTCTTGGGTGGTCAGCAACTGATGTGGACAGTGCATGGGATACCACTGTATCTGTAACTCCGACCGGAGAAATCGGCTGGGATGAACCGATTGAGCCAACAGAAAAAGCGGATACACCGGCATAGAAATAAGAGGGAGGTAATTTGGAATGAGAACATTAACGATTGGCGGAAATGATTATAAGATCGAATATTCCTTTGAGGCAGCTGAGTATAAGGATTGCGTAGACAAGGCGTTTAAAATCCTGTCAGGCGGTTATCTGATGAGACGAAATGGTATCCCGGATGATGACAGTCCAGTGGCGGAACGTAAGCGCGAGATGGCGGCGGCGTTTGTCGACGGAACGGGAGATATGCTTTCCGATATCCCGAAAATTGCAATTACATTCCTTTATGGCGGCCTTCTGGAGAATAATCCGGTGGCTTCCGAGGCGGAGGCAAAAGCGCTGTTTAAGCAGTTCGTGAAAGAAAATCCGAATGATGAACGCGCCTCTTTCTTTGGGATGTATGCATTCCTGCGCGACTGTATGGAGGAAGATGGTTTTTTCAAATTGACCGGCCTGGAAAAAATGATTGCCGAAATGAATGCGGCGACAGAGGGCCACGAAGAAGGGGAGAACAAACCGAAACCTGTAAAGGCTCCGGCGGATCGCAGAAGGAAGTCAACTTCCACGAAATAATTTGGGAAAGGTATCTGCCCTACGCGCTTTCGATTGGAGTTTCATGGGAGCTATTTTGGCATCTAAATCCCCGTAAATTGGACGCTTTTTCCAAAGCATATACATTGCGTCAACAGGAATGTATGAATAATATGTGGGTGATGGGACAATATGTTGCGGCGGCTTTGGACGCAACTGTATGTAATGCAATGCCCTTTATTAAAAGGAAGAATAAAGGTAAATACCCTGACAAACCGGTGAGGGTAGTACCGCTGACGCCAGAAGAAAAGAAGGCGGAAGAAGAAGCAGCTTTAAAAGAATTTTTGAATTTCTTTAATTCAATGGAAGCAAAAAATAAGGGCAAGTAGGGGTCATAGCCTATTTGCCTATTTTATTATTAATCGGAATTTTGGGGAGGTGAGTAGTTTTGGATAAGTTCAAAGCTATATACAAAATACTGAGGGAACTGGAAAAAAATATGGGAAATGAGGATTTTGACCTATACCTAATATCGGCGGAGAGATTGAAACTGCCTTACGTTCAATGGGAGCAACTGATGATTCTCTTGGCGGATAGCGGATATATTACGGGAATAATCGCAAGCAAATCGCTGCATGACAAATTTCGTCATATTTTAGAGCCGATTCAGCCAAGCATCACAATGAGAGGGCTGGAATATTTGGAGAATAACGGTTTTATGGCAAAGGCGAAAGATGCTTTGAAGATGGTAGGGGAACTTATTTAACGTTGTTTTAGGCGGGTGATGGCATGGGCTGTCACAGCCTTTTAAGGTAGGTGAATTCCATGGCAGATGTGATTGATGATCTGAAAATTCAATTAGACGCGAGTACACAGAGTGCAGACGCAAAGCTGGACAAATTTATAAATAAAATGTTGAGGCTCCAATCTGCTATTTCTGGCGTGGAAATGTCTGGAGCAAGCCAAGTTGCTTCGGGAATCAATCAAATATCATCAGCCATTCAAGGATTTTCCGAGCGGACTAAAACCGCCGATTTTAGCCGGGTTGTTACTGGAATGAATAAGCTGGCCCAGGTAGATTCGCAAGGAGTCTTTAATTCCGCCAGAGCCATGGAGAGCTTTTCCGGTAGTATGATGGGAATAAGAGATATTCATTTTGATTCCCAAAGCTTTTCTGATATCGCAAATGCTATTTCCAAGCTTGGAAGAGCGTCTGTTACAGAAGCGACACAGAATTTACAATCGCTAAAAACCAGTGTGGTTGAGTTTGTATCGGGAATGAATGGGGTTGGAGCGTTGAATTTTGATCCAGCTCCCCTTGCCAATTTGGTAAGTGCTGTGAGCCGAATGGGCGGAAAAAATACTACGCAAGCGGTGCAAAACCTTCCGCGGCTGTCTACATATTTGCGAGATTTCATTGTGAATATGAATTCTGCAGGAGGCATTACATTCAATTTCGATGGACTGGCTAATTTAGTGGATAATATAGCACGCCTTGGTGGAGCAAAGGCAACGCAGGCCGCTGCAAATCTACAGCCTATAAAAGATCAACTGATGCTCTTTGTGAATGGCCTTAACGGGATTGGCGCTCTTAATTTTGATACCACAGGATTGGCAAATCTGGTATCTGCTATAAGTAGATTGGGCGGTAAGGCTGCTACAACTGCAATACCTAACATTAAGCAATTAAGTGTTGCTCTGAGTCAGATGATGGCGACATTATCCAAAGCGCCATTGGTGAGCCAAAACCTTATTCAAATGACCAATGCATTGGCGAATCTGGCCTCAAATGGATCCAGGGTGTCAACCGCAAGCCAAGCTATGCAGAAAGGGTTGCATGGCTATTCTGGCACCGCTAGTAAAGCTGGTAAGTCTACAAAGGGACTCGTATCTCAGATAGGTATGTTCTATGCGCGTTGCTTTCTGTTAGTACGCGGTGTTAAGGCTCTTTGGAAGTCCACGAAATCGGCCATGGACTATTTAGAGACTCTTAACTATTTTGACGCAGCGTGGAAGCAGGTGGCCGATAATGCAGTGGGTGATTGGAAAAGTGCAGGCTATGATTCGGCGGAGGCCTATGCTGCTTCTTTTGGTGAAAGGGCCAAATCTTTAACTGGAAAGTTGACGGGATTTCAGCCAGATGAATCCGGGAATCTTGTGGCAACTGGAATGCCTAGCCTTGGACTGGACCCGGAAAAGGTTATGAATTATCAAGCGACGTTCGGGCAAATGGCTTCTTCCATGGGAGTGGCTTCTGAGACCTCTTTGAAATTATCCAACGCGTTGACTATGATTGGCGCTGACCTGGCTTCTGTGAAGAACTTGAAGTTTGAGGATGTGTGGCAGGACATGGCCTCCGGTATGGTGGGGATGTCCCGTACACTTGATAAGTATGGTGTCAATATCCGTAACGTGAATATGCAAGAGAAGCTTGCAGAGTTGGGGATAAATACCAAGATAACGGCATTGAATCAGCAAGACAAGGCATTGCTAAGAACAATTATTTTGTTGCAGTCTACGAAATATGCGTGGGGTGACATGGCTGATACCATAGGGCAGCCAGCTAACCAGTTACGCTTATTGCAAGCTAACTTTGCCAACCTGGCCAGAACAATAGGAGGGCTGTTTTTACCAATAGTATCTAAGGTACTACCATACATAAATGCTCTGGTTATCGCCCTGCAAAGGCTATTCTCTTGGATTGGTAGTCTACTGGGAATTAAAGTCGGTGGATTCAGCTCCTCAATCGGCTCTGCAGCTACCGACTTGGGGGATATGGAAGATGCAGCTGATGGAATTGCGGATAGTACGGGCGAGGCGGCTAAGAACACCAAGAAGATGGCCGCCAATCTTCAATCATTTGATAAATTGAATGTCATCAATAGTAAGGATGATTCTGGTGGGGGTGAAGGATCAGGCGGAGGTGGAACAGGAGGACTCCTGGATGATGCTTTTGCAGACGCTTTCGACGAATACCAGGCAGCCTGGGAAAACGCATTCGCTAATATGGAAAATTCTGCCCAACAGATGGCAGATAGGGTTCAGGCAGCATTTCAGAAGGTATGGGAGGCGGCAGAGCCTACCAGAGAAGCGCTGAAGCGGCTTTGGGATGAAGGTTTGGCGCAACTGGGGAATTTTACATGGACAGCACTTCAAGACTTTTGGAATGAGTTTTTGGTTCCAGTAGGCCAATGGACCCTAGGAACAGGGCTTCCTATGCTGATTGACAGCATTAACGATTTTCTGATGAAAATTGATTTTGCAGCTATCAATGAAGCGCTTCGAAATTTTTGGGAGGCACTGGTCCCGTTTGCAACAAATGTAGGGGAAGGACTGATTGAATTTTTTCATGACTTGCTTTCTGTTGGTGCAGATTTCATTAATTACATTGTCCCAAACGGGTTGAATGGTATCGCAGAAGCATTGAAAAAAATTGATCCCGAAACTGCGAAAAGTATCGGTTATGCATTTGGGGTAGTGGCAACAGCACTAACTGGGCTGAAAATGATAGGATCGGTCGTTTCATTTTTTGAATTTATGTGGAAATTTTTTACGGATAACAAAATTGTAGACGGAGCAGTAGCCCTTGGAAAAGGAATTTCTGGTATTACAGAGGCATTTAAAGTCCTAAAAGCTGGAGGCTTATTGGAAGCGACTGGCTTTTTTTCAAAATTAGCTGATGCATTTGCACTCACTGCTGGAGGCGCAGGAACATTAAAAGAATCGCTTACCTTAATGTTCGGACCTATCGGAACCACGATAGCAGGAATTATAGGAGTAGTAACAGGTGCTTGTATGGCGATCACTAATTTTGTGGATATGCTAAAAGATGGTTTTAGTTGGGCTAAAGAGGCATTGATGGTTTTGGGCATAGCGATCACGGCGGTTGGTGCAATTATTTTGGGAGCACCGGCTCTTATTACTGGGGTGATTGCGGCAATAGTAGCTGCCGTTGGAACAATCATTGTTGTTGTAAAAGATAATTGGGATAGCATTTGCGTATTTTTTTCCGGTATTGTTGGGTGGATCGACACGAATATGATTCAACCGATACTCGGATTTTTCCGGGGATTATGGGATGACATTAAAGGAATCTGGGAAGAAGTCTCGGCATGGTTCTCAGAAAATGTAATTGATCCTGCGATTGCCAGTTTTAAGGAGCTATGGCCCACGGTAAAAGGATTTTTCAAATCTCTGTGGGATGATATCAAAGGAATTTGGAAAAGTGTTTCTGGTTGGTTTAGCAAAACTGTGATCAATCCGGTTGTTGATTTTTTCAAAAGAGTTTGGACAGATGTGAAAGGATACTTCCAGTCTCTTTGGGATAATATTAAAGGGATATGGGACAGTGTGTCAGGATGGTTTTCCGACAATGTGATAGATCCTATTGTTAGCTTTTTTGAAGGATTTAAAACCAGAATTGAACAAGTGTTTGAGGGGCTTTGGATAATTGTACAGGCAATATGGATCATTGTTTCAGATTGGTTCAATGAATATGTGATCACGCCAGTTGTAGATTTTTTTAAAGGCCTATGGACAACAGTTCAGGGGTTCTTCAGCTCCCTTTGGGAGGACATAAAAGGGATTTGGTCTACTGTTTCAACATGGTTTAACAACAATGTCATTGTTCCGGTAAGCCGGTTTTTCGAGAACCTATGGTCCACGGTGAAAGGATTTTTCAGCTCTTTGTGGGAGGACATTAAGGGAATCTGGGCTTCTGTTTCTACATGGTTCAACGATAATGTCGTTGTTCCGATAAGCAAATTTTTTGAGGAATTGTGGCCGACTATAAAAGGATTCTTTAGTTCCCTCTGGGACGATGTCAAGGGAATCTGGTCATCCGTTTCCAGCTGGTTCAATGAACATGTTATTGTTCCGATCAGCGGTTTTTTTGAGGGCATGTGGACGAAGGTTAAAGGATTCTTTCAAAGCCTTTGGGATGACGTTAAAGGAATCTGGGATAAAGTCTCCACATGGTTTGACGACAATGTAATACAACCGATAACGAAAGCTTTTGAAGGGTTGTGGAGCGGAATTAAATCAGGAGTTGTCAGCGCTATGAATGCGGTTATAGGCGGAATTGAGAAGGGAATCAACTTCATAATTGGTGGAATCAATGATATAATCAGCGGTTTCAACCGAGTTGTTTCTTGGGCTGCGGACATTGCTGAGGTCGAGTGGGACGGAGTTGACATTGTTCCAACAGTCCAGCTTCCCAGAGTTCCCCAATTTGCGAATGGCGGCTTCCCAGAGGATGGCCTGTTTATGGCTAATCACAATGAGCTTATCGGCCAGTTTAGCAATGGGCGGTCTGTGGTTGCCAACAATGAGCAAATCACTGCGGGGATCGCGATTGCCGTGCAGAACGCGAACCGGGAGCAGAACAGCTATCTCAACGCTATGGTTGGGCTGCTGGAAGTTATCAAGGAACGCTGCGGAATAACAGATGGTGATGTTTTTGAAACGGCACAAACAGTTCAAGGGAGATTCAATGCGAAAACCAATCGGACTGGGTGGTCCAGTGTATAAACGGGAGGGTTATTCCCTCCCGCTATATATTTACCTGAATATGTGGCCGCAGCTATTACATATGATTTTCTTTTCAGTATGAGTTTTTTCTTCGCGCACAACTTTTTCTTTTTTGTGAAATAACGTTAATGGCCGCAAAGGATTTATATTGGCACGGTATTCAGTTTTGATTTTAGCAGGAGTAACTTTTTTCTCAGAATACCATGAGCAATCCGAACTTTTACATAATGGACAATATACTTCTTTATTTTTTCCAAATAGTCTTAATCGATATATCCCATCAAATGGCGTCTCATTATCGTCGGCTGTTTTGCGAAGCGCGGATGGCATAATCTGTTCATTAATGGAGTTTTCGGTTTCTGTGTTTTTATAAAGGACAGAAACACGACTTCTTTTTGCGAACAGGCCATGCTTTTCCATAATTGACATGAAACGATTAAATTCAACCAAAGTGCGCTTATTTACTATTACATCGACAACACCAGAATAATAGTGTTTATTAATGTTGACAATATAAAACCCAACGTTGAGTCCTAATGAAACGCCATAGTATTCGAGAGTGAAATTTTCTAATATATCTTGAGTTGATGGCTTTAAAGGAACGGATATAGACAGTATTCCATTTTCTATTTTAATATAATGGCCTTTCCCGCAATCCAAATAAATATTATCGGTAGTATCATAAGTTGTAGGTAAAGCCGCCTTATTTGGCAGCGGTGAGGCGGTATTAGGAATGGGAGATTTACTTTGATAATTGGAAATCGGGAATCCACATTTTGGACATGATAAAGCTTTGTCGCTTACCTCATTACCACATTCTGGACATTTTATAAGGGCCATATTCTTCACCTCGGTATATTGTATTATTAATCACCCAGTTCGTATCTATGTATTCTATTTATTCATCGTATGACTTCTCCAAATACCAGATAGCTGCTTCCAATGAATGTTTATCACAATATTCTTCATTTTCACTAGAATATGTTGCCTTTTTTCCACAAATATCGCATTTCCCATCATCATGATCCTCTTCCCCACTACATGATGAAATCGAAAACACAAGTAATATAACCATAATCAACATTATTTTATGTATTCGCCTCATAATTATTTACCCTCCTTCAAACGAAATTTAAAATTTAAAGAATTTTTCCATCTTCATCGCAATAAAATAAAACTCTAAGTTTAAAGTTATGGCTAACATATTTACGACCATAACTTGCTTCTTCCTTCATTTTCCATATCATATACTCTGTTATTTTATTAATATCTTCAACGTTATTAATGTTGTAAAAATCATGCCCGCTATCACTATAAGCAAGTTCATCATATTTGTCTTTTTTTAGTAAGTAATATAAACGTCTGATTATTTCCTGTGCATCTTTCCAAAATCCTATATTTATCCAACCTCTCCCAAAATTTTCCGTTTCATAAAATTCACATTTATGGTTTGGTTCAGCGTGAAGCTGACATTCTAAGGTGTATTCATAAAAATAGGTCCTATTTAGCCCAAGTACCCCCACTTTTTTTGATTTAATATCTTTTCTTCCCACACAGATCCACATTCGAGAGTGAATATAATCATAAATATTTTTTGAGATATCATCATAGATTTTCGAATCAAAACTCGTACTTCTAGTCTCCTGTATTGATTCAGCAGTCAGATTAATATAAGATTTGAGTTCATCTTTAAATGACATGTTTACACTCTCCTTATTTTTGGCAGGTAGAAATTTAGCTGTTTACTCTACTGGCAGGTTATGCCATTTATATAGTATAGCATAGCATTTATAGATTGTTTATATTTTTTGTTTATATTTTCTTGAAAAATTCCCACATTTCACATTCGTGATATGCTATAATGGTATTAGTAGTAAGTGTGTTTAAGCGTCAGCCATCGTGCTGGCGTATTTTTGTTGACTAAAATGAGGGATGGACATGGCCTTTGAAGGATGGATTCTAAAAATTAATAATGTAGTTTTTCCAACCAGGCTCATTGCGTTCGAATCCCTGAAGATCACGCCTAATCAGATAATGGACCTGGACCCGTATCGTGACGCAGAGGGATTATTGCACCGGACAGCGCTGCCGCATACGGCTACCTCGATTGAATTTTCGACAACACCTTTATTTTCGGCAGATATAGAAATTCTGAACCGGTTCATTACGAAAGAAAATCGCGTCCAATGCGAAGTTGAATACTGGAATCCCAACACGTCCTCATATACATCGGGGACGTTTTATATTGCGGATGTTCCGTATGAGTTTATATACGTCAACGAAGAAGGGGGCCTTGCGCTTCATAAATCAATAAAAATAACATTCACAGAATATTAAGGCGGTGGAAATTATGATGGTGATACCTCAGGAGATCAAAGACCTGTTTCGAAGAGATAATGTTACGGCGGAAACAGCCAGGCATATAAGACTTCGTTTTTTCGATGAGGATGTGAAGCTTCTGTACCCGGAAGATACTTTATACCCGTCGGATGATTTGTTCCCGATGGATCAAGAACCCTGTTATGTGATTGAAAATGACCAGATTTCGTATGAGTCGCTTTGTCTTACGGAAAGTCTTTGCGACGATGAGGATTTGATTTTGGGCGCATGCGATGCGTCGGAATTGGTTGTTATTGTGGCAGATGTGCACCAGGACCTTACCGGGAAGGAATTTATAGCGACGCTTGAAATAGGCGGCTACGAAATGTCATTGGGAATTTACCGGGTAGACAGTTTTGAACGGCAGGCTGATCGGCGACTGAAAAAGATTATAGCCTATAGCCGTATGACTAGATTTCGGAAAGATTCAGCGTCATGGTATCAGGGACTAAAGTTCCCCTTGACTTTGAGGCAGTTCAGAGATTCCATGTGTGAATTTATCGGGGTCAAGCAAATTGAAACAACATTGCCCCTGGACGATATGATAATCACTAAAACGATTGATCCGAAACAGCTTAATGCCTGGGGCGTTCTGCAGCTGATCTGCGAGATCAATGGCTGCTTTGCCCATGTCGACAAGACTGGTCGGCTGAAATATGTGTTCCTTGGAACCGCCGGACTATTCCCTTCGGAGGAATTGTTTCCAGATGAGCAGCTCTATCCTCGCGGGATGGAGGATAATGAGAACACCGAGATCCTGAACTACTATGTGCAGTCAGCTACAAAATATAAGGACTATGTGACCAAATCGATAGATCGGATTCAGATTCGACAGGAAGAGGGCGACGTGGGCATTGAGTATGGGTTAGGGACAAACTGCTATGTGATTCAGGGGAATTTCCTGGTGTATGGCAAGTCCTCGGACGAGCTATTGCAAATTGCGTCCACGATATATGAGAACATCAGTGGCCGGACTTACCGCCCATGCAAAATCGTGGGACCGGCATTACCCTGGGTGGAGCCCGGAGACGGAATCCTGTGCTATACTTCGGATGATGTGATCGAGACGTATTGCCTGAAACGGACCATGCGGGGTATTCAGGCAATGAGGGATACGTTTGAGGCCAAGGGGAAACCCCAGCAGGTCCAGCGCTTCGGTATCCAGACACAGCTAATTCAGTTGGAAGGAAAATCTGCTGTCATTAAAAAATCTGTGGAGGAAGTGTCGGTCAGGGTCAACGACTTGAAAGAGTTCACGGAAGCACAGGTCAAGATCATGGCTGACGAGATTTTGGCCGAGGTGACCAGGGCGCAGAAAGAAGAAGAGGCCCTGGCGGCGTCCGTAAGGATTCAAGCTGGCCAGATCGCTATGAAGGTGAGCAAGGGGGAGGTTTCCTCCCAGCTTTCGATTGAGCCAGATGAAATTAATTTAAAGACAAATCGCCTGTCTTGGGAATCTGATTATTCTACGATGACGCGGGACGGAAAGTTGACGTGCCAGAACATCCACGCAATTAACGGATATTTTTCCGGGGAGCTGGAGACGGATGTATTTTCCGCTGGTGATAACGCCGTACAGTTTGGAGATTTTTATGTGACTGCGGATGGAAGCAATATTTTGCGCTCTACTGACGGTTCGGTATCAATACAGACCGCGGCTGGAGGACCGTTTGGCAGCTATACTACCATATATTTAAAATCGAAGTCTGGTAGTACGGAATTGTCTGACCATCATCTGAATACGTCGCTAGTAGAGGTTGGGTCAGTATTCGCTAATGATGATGTGAATATCAAAAATGGTTGGACGAAGTATTGGAGCTGTGTTGAGATGTTTGATGAATTGTATGACTCAGTTTCAGACAGAAGGCTAAAAAATTCTATAAACTATATAGAAAATGAGAAGGCATTAAAAGCACTATTGAGTGTTAATCCGTGCCTATTTAAGTACAATAACCCAGTTAACCCACATCGATCTAAGGATGATTGGGGTATTGGAATTATCGCACAAGACTCCATAGAGAATTTAAAGGATTATCCCATAATAACTACAGGTCACGATGGATATTACAGGGTAGATTACGAAGGATTCATCCCATTATTGATTTCAGCTATCAAAGAGCTATATAATAAAATTCAAAGTTGAAAACATATATAGAAAAATCAGTGCCGTAATGTTATACTAAATATAGCAGGAGGTGAAAAAGATGAACAAGAAAATTGTTTTAATTGTAGCAACAATAATGATATCTTCTATGTTTTCAGTAGTATCTTTCGCGGGACAGTGGCAAAAAGATGAACTTGGATATCGATTCCAAAATGATGATGGTACCTATAAAACCGGATGGCATAAGGACGTTGACGGACAGTGGTATTATCTGGATACCGAAACTACTTATATGTTATCCAACACCGTGACTCCTGATGGATATTTCGTAGGGGAGAGCGGAGCATGGATTGAAGGAGAAGTGGTGGATACCAAACAGAATAATGGTTATGAAAATAAAGTTGAATTGCAAGCAACAGCATACGAAAATCCAACTGGAGCACACGATATTGGGTATTCAATACCTGTAACTATCTATTATAATAATGAATACACCTTACCATATAATACGATTGTTAAATTGATGGGGGTTGAGTTGTCTCTAACCGGCGTACCATATACGACTTTTGTGATAAATTCTGATATGAATGTTGGGTCATTAGCGACAAGGTGTATTTATCATTTGAGTGATGGAACTACAACAGAGGTTAGTGGCAGTATAACGGGTGTTAGTAAAGAAGAAGAAACATATCCATTACTGACCCGGATAAAAAATAATGAGGCTCAACCAGTGTCCATTGAAATTTATATTGGTGCAGAATAAAAAAGATTAGCGCCTTGAGAGATCAGGGCGCTATTATTGTGCCAAAGGCGATTTAGCCCTCAAATTCAGCGTTTAGATATTCTTTGTGTGTATAGGAGTCCCTAGTGTGAATAAGCTCGGAAATGCGGAGCTGTAAATATGGGAGGATACAATTTTGCAGGTTACTGAGATCCTCTTCACTAATTTTGTAAAATTTTTTGCCGTTAGAAAGAAAATAAATGGCGTGATTATACTCGCAGGTTTCACATACATCTGGGACAATGCTCAGTGCGTATTTGTTTATTCGTTCATCCTCAGTTAATGGACAAGAGGCGTTTTCATCACACCTAGAAAGTGGGCGTATATCCCATTCAGTTAAAGCTAGTAACTCCTCGAAAATATCCAATTCTGTACTATTGTTCAAAATTAACATGTTCGGTGCTACGTTAAGAGCTTTAGCAAGATTTTGTAATTGCTGTTTCCGAGGAGTACGCTTTCCAGCTTCATATTGTTGAAGAGTAATCACAGCTATGTCCGCTTGCTCAGCTAATTGTTTCTGGGTGAGATTTTGTAGTTTTCTATAACGCTTTATATTATCACTGATTGCCATATAGTCACTCCTTTTCTTGTGTTAAGTATAGCATATTCAGAACGACTATGCAATTATTTTTAATTAGGAATTGACATTCGAATTTGAATAAATTATAATATGATTAAATTCAATAAGAATGTGAGGCGATAAAATGAAACGGCTGGTAATCGAACTGAAAGATGACGCAATGTACAAAGAAGTCAGAATCAAAGCATTGTGCGAGGACAAGACGATCAGAGATTATGTGATTGACCTGATCAAGAGAGATTTGGAAGCAAAAAAAGAGCAAACACAGTAGCTTTGGCGGGCAATGTGTTTACTCAAAATCCAAAATCCAGAAAGGAATTTTGTATACATAATATAACATTTCCTTTCTGGAAAATCAACATTTTTAAGAAAGGAAACTATTGCTATGGATGGATTACTGATTTTTAGTAATGCCGAGTTCGGACAGATACGGACTGTAGAAGTTGAAGGGAAGATTTATTTTGTGGCTAGTGATGTTGCTAAGGCTCTTGGATACGAAAAGCCTGCCAATGCAGTTGCAATGCATTGTAGGTATACCCTAAAACAGGGAATACCTCACCCGCAGAACCCGGATAAGCGTATTGAGGTTAATGTTATCCCGGAGGGAGACATGTACCGTCTTATTACTCACAGTAAACTGGAATCCGCAGAGCGTTTTGAGTCATGGGTATTTGATGAGGTACTACCAGCTCTTCGTAAGACAGGTTCCTACGAAATGCCAAGGAAGCTTTCTGCCATTGAGCAGATACAGCTTAATGCTCAGGCTATTCTGGAGGTACATGAGGCGGTTCGAATTGTCAACGAGGATTTGCAGCAGTTTAAAAGGAATCTACCATTATTACCCGCCGAGGCTGAATTAGTAACAAACACAATTAATAAGGTTGCGGTTAGCTTGTTAGGTGGTAAGGATAGCAATGCATATAAGAATAGTTCCCTGCGAGGAAAACTATACTGTGATATACATAGGGAATTAAAGCGTCAATTCGGCGTAACAAAGTATAAGTACATTAAAAGTTGCCAATGTGAAACAGCGATAAGTATTATTGAAGCCTATAAACCACCAATGATAATGGCAGAGCAAATTTCTGATTGCAATGCACAGATAAATATAGGGCAGGATGTGGCCTGACAGCTGCGCCGCCACTGTTATGAATGGAAAAATTCAAAGAATTACTATCTGAATAGAAAAGAACAAAAAAGCAAATGATTGATAAAATAATCGACGAGAAACCCCAATAAAGCAACCGGCCACTTTTGACAAGAGACGGTTGCTTTTGTTAAACCAGATTGGACTTCTTGAAAATCCTAATCGTCATGGGCTACAGGTGTTCTTCTTTCTGGTAAGTGGTACTGTGCTTCTTCTCTAAGGCGAATTAATTCTTTTTGAACCATTACGAGAAATACTTGTGATAGGTAATCATAGTCTTCAGAGTAAGAGATGCCCAAGCGTTTATCAAAAAGTCCAAGCTCAGATATATGGTGATACAGATCTTCATCTTTATAAGTATCATCGTCATAAAAACTATCAAAGCGTATATATAAGTAGTGTGCGATGTTCTTCAAAACATCACAGGAGGGGTGCAATATTCTGTTTATTGTATCTAAGTACATTTGGCACATGGTTGGAACATCATCAGATTCCTCAATGGGTTCGCGAGTGGCGTTATGCTTATATCCCTCAAGCGTTCTTATTACGGGTTCGTTTAATCCTGTTCGTTCTGCTATTGTCCGGATACTAATGTCTGGAGAGCCAACATTGGTTAGCCCTAAAAGGTAATCACAAGAAACATGATAATATTTGGCCAGTTTAAGAAGAACCTCAATGTCTGGTTTGCGATCACCATTTTCGTAATACCCTAATGAGGCTCTGGAGATTCCAATTTCGTTTGCAATGTCCTGCAATTTTTGATCTTTTCGTAATGCTTTTAAGCGTTCCTGAAATACTATCATATTTTGTTTGATACTTATTTCAACCATAATATACACTCCTTGATGTTTGCGATTGTGGAAAAAAAAACTTTTGCGCAACAATGCTTGACACAATACTGCTATTGCGGTAGAATAAACTTATGCAACAATAATAACACAAAAAAACCACCATTGCAACATTTGTGAGAAAGGAGTGGGGGATTATGAAGGCGATCAATTTCCATGTTCCAGATGGCTAAGATTACAGGAGAAAAAGTAAAACAACCGCAGCGCCTTCCACAGCAACAGCGGTTGTTTTCAAAGAGAAGTTTCCTTCTGCAAATATTATAATGCGGATTGGAACTTCTTTCAAGCACATTTACGAAAGATGAAAGGGGTTTTACAAATGCAGGAATTACAAATTTTTAGCAGTGAACAGTTTGGCCAAGTTAGAACTATTATTATTGATGATGTTCCGTATTTTGTGGGAAAAGATGTTGCAGGGGCACTTGGATATTCAAAAGAGCGAAATGCACTCGCTGCTCATGTAGGAGAGGATGATAAAAAGGTAGCCCCAATTCAGGGCCCCCTTGGTGGAACACAGGAAATGGTTGTTATTAATGAGTCTGGCCTATATTCATTGATTTTTGGAAGTCGACTGGACTCGGCCAAGGAGTTTAAACACTGGGTGACATCAGAAGTCCTCCCGTCCCTTCGTAAAACAGGGGTATATTCCATAACCGCCACCCATCAATATCCCGTCTCCCCGGCAGCCATAGCAAGTGCCACAAATGCGGGGCGGCTTTTCGAGCGGATCATGCGGCGTGAAGGACTGCCGCCATATGAAATCGCCGCCGTTGTCAGAACCATCTTCCAGCAGGCCGGAATCGATATCCCGGAATATGTTGTGAAGGTTCCTGAGTATGAGCAGTTGTCGTTCAGTTTGATGATGGGGAGGTAATCTGATATGGCGAAGAGGCGTGCAATCGAGTTGGCTGATAGCATGATCGGAAAGATCAGTGAGGAATATGGCCTTAAAATGGAAGAGCTGTGTGAGTTGCGAGCGGAATCAGAAGATTTGTTCCAGGCGGTGTTCAACGGGTATAATCTTGGCTACCTGAGGGGGGTAAAGGCAACAAAGACGAAAAAGAAAAATAGAAAGTAAAATAATTTTGGTAATGTCGGGGCCTGCGAAGGTCCTGGGGATTGAAATAATGGTTACAATCGTGGTTACTTGCGCGGTCAGAAGGTGGCAAAGGCGAAAAAGAAAAATAGAATAATTTGGGGTAATGTCGGGACCTGAGTGGCCCCGGGGATAATAAGCCCAAATTGCCATAGTGCAGTCATCGTACCGGAGTCGTGACCGGGTTTATCTCTAAGATATTTTTAGAGGTATTCCCGGCTGCGACTCTTTTTTGATATGAAAATTCTGGCTGGAAGGCCTGAATATATAGAAGTGCGACTACTGTTAGGGTATGCTCCTGACACGCTTCGAATTTTTAACCGCGGGCTGGCGAAATGTTGGCCCGCAAGTAAAAATGAAAGGAGCTTACGATTATGAGCGCAGACATTTTTACGAATGATGAAATGGAATTAACAATACAGGGTAGACAAAGATTTATGGGAAAAGAAATTCCCGTGGTACTCGGAGGATTTGGAGAAGGTAAGCGGTGTGTATCTGATAAAACCATTGCTGAAATCCACAAAATGGAACCTAAACATGTGAGAGAAAGAATCTTGCAAAATATTAAACGGTTTAAAAAAAACGTTGATTATATTGATATAAAACAACGTGTCGGTGAGACGGGCACGTTGGAATTCCTTCTCAAATTGGGATATGCCAAGCAGTCAATTACGCAGGCGGAACATATTTACATACTTTCGGAACGTGGATATGCAAAACTGATTAAAATAATGGACACGGATTTGGCATGGGAAATTCATGATCAACTAATTGATGAATATTTTAAACTGAGGGAAGATCAGGCATTTAAGATTGATAGACAACTGCTATCACCGCAAACTCAATTAATACTTCAGCTTGCTGAGAGTATTTCACGACAAGAGATAGAGCAAAAGAAACAAGCCGAACAGCTCGCTGAAATGAAGAACGATGTAAAAACCTTAGAAGCCAAGATTACTACGCGCCCAACTGATTATTATACGATTGCAGGGTATGCTAGTTTGAAAAATATTCGGATGGATGTGACCAGAGCTAATTTGTTAGGGAGAAAAGCAGTAAAATTGTCTAAGGAATATGAATATGATGTAGGCAAGATAACCGATCCAAGATTTGGTACTGTCAATACTTACCACATTGATATATTGGATGAGGTCTTTAGGAAATTTTAAATATCATTTACAAGTGCTGGAGTCTATCAATTTGATAGGCTCCTTCTTTGGGCGAGGAGGCCATTATGAAAAAGTTGATTACATATACGAAAGAGCAGGTCCAGCAAATTCGTGGTCTGCTGAATGGGGTTGCAGTAATGGGAGTCCAGAACTGTAAACAGATCGCCGTAATTGCACAAATTCTGGATTCTGGCATTCCGGCAGATGTGAATGAGGGAAAGCCGGAAAAGAAAGAGGGTGAGGGATAATGGCATTTCAGTCATTTTATGACATAACTGATTGGCAAAATCTTCCGTCACAAAAGACGGCTCTCAATAGAAAAAATCTGCTCCATGCTGAGAATGGGATCAAAGAGGCGGACAACCGGCTTGTTCAGTTGGACGCAAAAAAAGCCGAAGTATCGCTGGTGAATCAACTCGTGAGATCGGTTGTGCTTGACCCAAATAGCGGTGTGCTGACTGTCACGCAGCAGAACGGCACGGTTACCACGTATGACCTGGATATCGAGCGTGTCGTAACCAATTTCGACATTACGGATGATAATATTCTGGTATTGACGCTGGCGGATGGGTCAACGAAAGAGGTTGACCTGACGAAGTTCGTAAATACCTTCTCCAATACTGCGACGGTCTCAATGAAAATGGAAAATCGTGTAGTCACCGCTGAGATCGTTGATGGATCAGTCACTATGGAGAAATTGGATGCGGCGATACAGTCCGAATTTCGGCAATATATGTTGGACGCCCAATCAGCCCGGGATTCTGCTTTGCAGTATCAGAAATTTGCGAAACGGTATGCCCTTGGCGATGCCGAGTTTGAGGGAAGCGAAACCGACAATGCCAAATACTACTATGAGCAGTCCAAGTCCAATGCAGAAACCACTACGGCTAATGCGGAAGCTGCTGCGGATAGTGCTGGATCAGCTACGGCCCAAGCTGCGATTGCTACAACCAAGGCAACCAGCGCCACGGCCTCAGCCAATAGCGCGGCAGCAGACGCCCAGATAGCAACTGAGAAAGCAACAATAGCAAGCCAGATGGCTGGCTCTGCGACGGAGAAAGCCCAAGCTGCGGCCAATAGTGCTGAGGCAGCTACTACCAAGTCGTTAGCTGCTGCTGACAGCGCCCAGCTTTCCCAGCGGTACGCTGTAGGCGGTGTGATCTCTGATGACGCCCAGGACAACTCAAAATGGTATTGCCAACAAGCTGAAAATTACGCAAAAGTAGCCCAAGAGGTAACCGATATAATCTACCCAGAAATATATGTTGACCTTGATACAGGGCACCTTATGTCGATTGGCGGGAATAATTTTTCCGTATCGCTCGACAGCAATGGTCACTTAATATCAGCTATAGGAAGCGGGGGAGTGGCATGATCGTAGATATCAGTAAGGATGAAGCAGTGGTTACGGACCTGTATCAGTATGACTATGGTCAGACAATGGAGTTTGTGGGAGAAGTAGTCCCTGATGACGTGCAAGTACATTTTTTCCAAAATGAGCATGAATGTCGAACGGAGGTAAAAAACGGTGCTGCGTCAATCCCTGATTATTTGTTGATGAGCGCAAAGACGATATTAGCATATTTGTATATTGCTGATATTGACAAAGGGAAAACAATAAAAAAGCTCACACTTCTGGTTCTACCCAGAGAAAAGCCGCCCGATTATATTGATCCGAATAAACCAGCAGACTACTCCCGCCTGCTTCCCGTTGGAGGTGAAGTTGGAGATAGCCTGTTTCGAACTGATGAGGGGTATGCGTGGAAAAAGAACGATGAAGTCTATGTTACGGATGATGAGTTGAAGAAAGTGAGCGAAAAGCTTCCTATAGCAATGACAGTTCAGGAAATCTTGCAAATATGTAAAATTTGATGGAGAAGATTATGGCAGACATTCAAACATTTTTGGATAATCAAAATGGATTACCAGCGCTGTGGCAACAGATCGTAAATATATTTTGTAAAAAGACTGACGTTCCCACAAAGACGAGCCAGCTCCAGAATGATTCCGGGTATTTGACTGCTCATCAGGATATTTCTGGAAAGTTGGAGAAAACCGGTGACGCGAGTAACGTGACCACTAAATTTTCGCAGGCCACAACGAGGGCTAATCTTTCTACGGGTGAAAAACTTTCAGTATCGCTTGGGAAGATTATGAAATATTTCGCCGATCTAAAAGCGGTGGCCTTTTCGGGAAATTATGCGGACCTGAGCAATAAACCCACAATACCAGGATCGGTGGCTGATTTGTCGGATGGTGCCGATTATGCGAAGAAATCAGAGATCCCCACAGATAATGCCGATTTGGCAAATGGAGCAGGTTATCAAACCGCAGCGCAGGTAAACACTGCTATTACAGGTAAGGGATATCAAACGGCTGCACAAGTAAAAACAGCAGTAGAAGCTTATGGATATCAGACCGCTGCGCAAGTTGAAAGCAAAATTACTGGAAAAGGATATCAAACTTCTGCACAAGTAGATAGTAAAATTTCTACAGCCCTAGCTTCAGCGGTAGAATGGAAAGGGACTGTTGCAACCGAGGCAAACTTGCCGTCATCAAAAGAGAAAGGCGATATGTATAATATAACCGCCGCTTCGAGCTATGGGCCAGCGGGGACAAATGTGGTTTGGTCTGGAACTGAATGGGATCCAATGGCAGGAACTTTTGTTATACAGGCTATGACGGCGGAAGAAGTAATTGCGATTTGTCAGTAAAGGAGGGCTACGATGGCACAGTCCTTTCTTGATAATGTAACGGGGGTCCCACAGTTGTGGACCTGTTTGAAAGAGTACATATTAAATCATAGATTTGACGCGACCCGTTTGGAGGTAAATCCTTCGACGGGTCATTTAATTGCTCATGAGAGCGGCAACTTGAAGTTCTCCCTGGACGAGCAGGGACATTTAATAAGCGAGGTGTTTTAAGTGGCTGATTTAGGAAAAGTTGTAGTGACAGATGGTGGAAATTATTCTGCCAGCGTTACATATGAAAAGCTTACCTTCGTACATTATCAGGGTGATGCGTACATGACCTTGAAAACGGTAAAAGGTGTTACACCTACAGATGACGGAACAAATTACAAATTATTTTGCAAAAGCGCAGAACTGGCTACGGCAACCAAGGCCGGAATTGTTCTACCGGATGGAACCACTACTACCGTGGATGGCAATGGAAAAATCAGTGTAAAGAAGGCGACAACGAGTGCAGCAGGCATTGTAAAGCCAGCAGCTACGGATTTTACTATGGCCGCGGACGGAACCCAGAAAATTAATACACAATTCACTCAGGCGACGGAGCTTGCGAACATCATTGCAGGGGAAGCGATTGCACAGGTTTGGGGTAAGGTTTCAAAAGCGATAGCAACGACTATGAACTTAGACCAGAATGCGTTGTTAAAAAATATGATCTCCAATATTGCAGTTAATGACCCCGATAAACTGAACTCTGCCGCGTATATTTATACACTGGTTGAACGTATTGGAATGGGTACTGAATTGGCTGTTGGGGCCAATTTAACGGATGGGCTAAATAAGGTAAATAGTGATTTAGACGATTTTAAATTTTACAAATCCCTGGAAGAAATAGGTATTACCGGAACTGATTTTACACATCAAGCATTCGTGGATTTAATGCCAGTCAATTCATTGCTTCTAAGCTTCGTAACTGGACTTTCATTTTTGCCGAATACATCATCGTACATATTGTTTGTAAGTTGTACGGGTTCATCAAGTTCGAAACGTATTAATTTTGAAGCAACCGAGGCTTTTGGAAGTGCACGCGGGGTCTATAAGGCGCGATATGCTGCTCCAGCAGGAACTCAATGGTCTGGCTGGGAACGAGATCTTACAAATGCCGATTATGAAGCGCAAAACATCTCCAACTCATATGGATTGACAATAAATCTGTTTCGGTTTGGAAACGATAATATAAAAACCATAAAAATACAAGGTTATATAAATAAGGCGTTGACGGCCGGAACTGAATATACTATTGCCACTAATGTAGTATTAAAATCACGTGTTAATTGGTATCACAATGTACTATCTGGTGGAAAGGGATCAAGCTCCATAAGCTATATGAATATTGATACGTCTGGAAACCTTAAAATTACGCCACAAACAGCTATTGCTTCGGGTTCTGCTATATCCATAGTGGAATATTATGTTTAATGATCATTTACGGTTCAAAAACAACAGATATTCTAATATTACCAGAGCCGCTAAAGCTATTTGCAAACCGCACCTGTATAGTATTTTCAGCAGTTGCAGCAGCACACAAAATATAATTGCTTGTCGTTGTACTAACTGTCGCGAGGCATGCCTTTCCGACCTTAAGGCCAGGTACAGTGCCAGTAACTATATTGCTTCCATTTGTAACTGGCGTAATGAGATTATATATCTGTATATCGGCATTTGTAAGGTATGAAGCCCAGTCAGTCCACACCGATCCATTATATCGTCTGGTGTATGTACGATCATAGACCGTTATGCGCTGAATCACGTACTCAGTTGTGACGATAACCTCCAGATTACCGGCTACACTGCCGGGCGCATTGAGAATTGATGGTTCGCCGTTGTAGCGGTATATCCCGGGAGTTTTGTGATTATTGAAATCACCAGTAACAGCACCGCGATCAACCACTAAATCACTATTTTAATGAAGAACAAAAATTGTAACTCGTAAACAAGACCCGATTTATTGGGCCTTATTTTTATGCATATAAAGGAGTAAAAAAACATGAGTAATTACGAAAAAGCCAGATTGGCAAATGGAAGTGTGTATGAGATCGTTGCGGGCGGTTTCAGAGAGAACGCGGATAAGACGAAACTGACTCTTATTACACGCTGTGGTAATCGAACGCTTTCCGAAGTGGAAGCAGAAACTGATGTGGTAGATAACGTTGCTATGATCACCATTTTGGATGGTGCAGGCGACGAATACGACATTAAGAAGGGTTACCGCTATCAGATTGGCTGCAAGAAGCAGAGAGGATATGTAGTTGGTCGAGAAGCGGTCGATACTGGTGCAACTGACGTCGACGGTAATCCAATTATGGAATACCAAGATGTGACGGACGCGGTATATATTATTGAATTGTCCGTTGGTGATGTCAGAGCGGAATTAGATGAAACTAAAAGGGAAGTTTCCGAGTTAAATGCAACTGTTGACGCTTTAGTAGTGGCAAGTCTGGAGGGATAAAAAATGTATGAGAGATTGAAAAGATTATATGTTACCGGGAAGCTGACCGCGGTTGGTTTGGCTAATGCCGTTATTAAAGGCTGGATTACCGAGGCACAGAAGCAGGAGATTCTTGCCACGAAATAATTTCTGGAGGTATTGCTATGAACGAGACGGATATCGCTGTTAAGCTGGAAAATCACGACCAGCAGATAAAATCCCTGAAACACCGCATGGAGGAGCAAGAGGAGCAGAGCAAAACCATTCAAGAGCTGGTGTTGTCGGTCAAGGAGTTGGCATTGAACATGCAGACCATGATTGAGGTCCAGGGAAAGCAAGGGGACAGGCTGGCAAAATTGGAGGCGGCACCGGCAGAACAGTGGAGCAGTATGAAACGAACCATCTTTAACACAATGGTAGGGGCAATGGCTGGTGCGCTTGCTACCGGCTTAATTTATATTATGGCTCAATACATAAAGTGAGGTGAAAAGAGTGAAAGAGAAGATTGCTAAATTAATTGATGTGAAGTCCATCATGACACTGGCCTTGACCGGAGGCTTCATTGCTTTGACCTGCGCAGGTGAGATCACTGGAGAACAGTTCCTTACGATTTTCACTATGATCGTGGGGTTTTATTTTGGCACCCAGTCCGAAAAGAGCAAGCAGAAATAGAAAGGCGGTGATCCGACTATCTTCCGGTGGCAGGGTTAGAGCCACACGAAACTTATTGTTGGAATTTGAAAGGAGATCAGACATGAAAGAAATTAATGAAGGGAAACTGCACAGGAATTGCGATCCGCACGACGCGGATCACTGCGACATCAACGATCATAGCAATCTGGAACCGGTGGTAGATGATTGCGGGCACTATGTTAAGAGTGGGCCAGGCTATCAGCAGGACATTGATAGCCAGTACGGACCTGCTACAGGGATCCCATCCCCTGGAAATGCCGGTGGTCCGAAACATGACGATGATCAGGACCCGGAACACGGCCCTGGTACAACGAAATAAGCGATTAACCTTTGGCCCTGGGGGATTCCTAGGGCCATATTATTTTGAGGAGGTACACATAATGACAGCACAAGAAAGGCGGGCGGCGGTGGCCGCCAAGTACGAAACGATCATCGGGCGCAACCAGTACAGCCAGCCGTTGCGGGATTACTGCTATCGGAAGTATGATGATGGGTATTACTACAGCGATTGCAGTAGCTCCATCTGCCTAACCTACGACGAGGTGGGGGAGGGGTTCGGCAATCTGAATACCGCCGGAATCTATCATTCCGACAAGCTGACAATGGTGGATGTGGCTATCACCGGAGGAGTCCCGGACGCTGCGACACTGCGGGTGGGAGATATGCTAGAATTTGCGGGTAACGACGCCAGCCGCCCCGAACGGATCGGACACGTTGAGATGGTACACAGCATAGATGGTGACCATGTGATCTTATGCGGACGGCCATCCTACAAGGATATGGCGGCGTACTGCCGCAGCCGATACAATACTCTGGCCCCTGGCGGATGGCGCAAGGGCCTTGTATGTGTCCGCCGGTACATCCTAGACGACGCGGAGCCGGTGCAACCTGCATATATCCCCGGATGGCACCAGGAGGAGGACGGCTGGCGCTACTATTTGGGGACGGATGGGTTCTATGTCCGCAACGCCTGGTATCAGGACACCGACGGCAAGTGGTACTGGTTTGACGCCTCCGGCCGGATGGTGCACGACACATGGTACTTCTATAAGGATCACTGGTATTACCTGGGCGGAGACGGGGCCATGTGCACGGGCCGCCTGACGCTGGATGGCAAGTGGTATGTCCTGGACGATGAGGGCAGGATGATCACCGAGCCGGTTACGTTGACGCCCGATAAGGACGGCGCGCTGCGGTATCCAGGATTGGGCGATTAGGTATAATAATAGCGGCGGGGATTACTCCTCGTCGCTTGCGAATAACTCTTCATACGAACAATTCAAAGATTCTTTGATTGCCTTCAGCTGGCTGGCTTTGATATGTTGTGTGTTTGCCTCAATTTTGGACAGACTGAATGCAGTGATATTAGTACCTTTCAGATGAACTTGACGCACAAGATCACCAGATTTCATGCCCTTGGCTTCTCTTAATCTTTTAATATTGCTTCCAATTAATATACCATTATCATTTTTTATAGATGTTTCTTTAATCATATATCGCCTCTTCTTTGCTTGTTTTGGCAAATCTATCTTTATAGTATTCGCAAAATATGATAGAATGTTGCTTGAATAAGCAAAAATAGGAATGGATAATATTTCCACTTAATCCCAGAAAGCAATAGCAGTATAATTGATCTTGAGGAGGAAACGGTATGAAAAAGAAAGATGAAATTACAGAATTGCTGCAGAAACTTTATGGATTTTCAGATGAAGATTTATTACGAGATTTTAAAGCGGTTGAAGCGGAAATGGACGCCGAGGGTGGCTCATTGCCAGATCCAGAAGGGTTTGAGCGATTATGGGAGAAACTTAAACAACAGGATAAAACCTAA